AAGACGTACAAAGCGTTAAAAAAACTCAGTCTAGTCTAAATAATTATATAGATAAATTTTTAGATAAAGACGGATATTTAGATGACGCTGCGGGCTTCCACCGTTCTTTGAACATGGCATTGAATCCAGATTCAGTCGCTAAGTTTTTTTATGAGCAAGGTGTTGCAGATGCAACAGAAGGTCTTGTAAAACAAACAAAGAATATCGACATGAGTGTTAGAGACAATAAAACTGTAGAAGATAAAGGTGGTTTCAAGTATAGAATATTAGACAATTCGGATTCTGTGGATTTTAAAATAAGAAAACGATAATTTAAAAATTAAAAGAAATGGCTGTAACTATGTCTGGAGTACAAGGTGCATTAACACCCGCTCCATCGAAACAAACGTTGTCGACCAATTATCTTGGTTCGGACATCGAATTTACTTCACAATACCTTCCTGAGGTATATGAAGCTGAATTTGAAAAGTACGGTAACAGAACTGTTTCATCTTTTTTGCGAATGGTAGGCGCTGAAATTCCTTTTGCCTCTGATTTAATTCAGTGGTCGGAACAAGGTAGACTACACATCGCAGTAACTGGTGCAACTCGTTCTGGTGATACTGTAACTTCAAATGGACACGGATTCCGTGTAAATCAAACTGTTATCATCTCTGATGGTACTAATCAAGACAAAGCAATCGTATCTGCTGTAACTGCAAATACTTTTGACCTAGGTTCTTATTCTGGAGCAAACTTAAATGCTTCTCTTGGAACAACTGGTCTTAAAGTGTTTGTTTACGGTTCTGAATTTGCTAAAGGAACTGCTGGAATGGCAGGAAGCTTAGAAGCTCCTAAAGACATTCAATCATGTAGCCCAATCATTATCAAAGACAAATATGAAGTCAATGGTTCTGATATGGCTCAAATTGGTTGGATTGAAGTAACAACTGAAAACGGAGCAACTGGTTACCTTTGGTATTTAAAATCAGAGCATGAAACTAGATTGAGATTCGAAGACTACTTAGAATTATCTTTAATTGAAGGTAAGCCTGCTGCTTCAGGTTCTGGAGCTGAGACTGCTGGAGCTAAAGGTACTGACGGTATGTTCCACGCAATCGAAACTAGAGGAAACATTGCTACTGGTTCTATTGCTACTAGAGATGACATTGAAGAGCTTATCCTTACATTAGATAAAGAAGGAGCTATTCAAGAAAACGTTATGTTTGTAAATCGTGCTAAGTCATTTGAAATTGACACTGTATTAGCTAGCCAAAGTACATACGGTACTGCTGGTGCTGCTTCTTACGGTCTTTTTGATAATGATACTGACATGGCATTAAATCTTGGATTCACAGGATTTAACCTTGGGTATGATTTCTACAAAACTGACTGGAAATACTTAAATGATGCGTCAACAGGAGGGTTAACTTCTGATGTTGATGGTGTAATAGTACCTGCTGGTACAATGACTGTCTATGACCAAGTGCTAGGTAAAAACGCAAAGCGTCCTTTCCTACACGTGAGATTCAGAAAGTCTGAAGCTGAAGACCGAAGATATAAGTCTTGGGTTATCGGTTCTGCTGGCGGAGCTGCTAATAGCGACCTTGATGCAATGCAAGTTCACTTCTTAAGTGAAAGAGCTCTATGTGTTATGGGAGCAAACAACTTCATCATTATGAAGTAATATTTATTAAGGGGATGGGTTATCCTGTCCCCTTTTTTTTTAATTAAATAAAATTATATAAAATGTCAACAAAAATTTCAACCCAAACAAAAAAGCCTAGCCCTAAGGCTAAAGCAAAAGTAGTAGAAGATAAACCTGCTTTTGAATTTAAAGACAGGGTATATGTGTGGAAAGCGGGAAGTCCTGTAAACGTCTTATTGAGGACTCAACACACACCAAGAAAACCCATGCAATACTTTGATGGGACTAAAACAAGAGCTATAAGATATTGTCAAAACCACGAAAGCCCATTTATAGATGAGCAAAAAGGTGAAGTACACTTAGGTAGAATAAGAATGATTAATGGAACACTTGTGGTTCCTAAAGAAGATGTAACGCTACAAAAATTCTTATCAATATATCATCCAGATAAAGATAAACTTTACTATGAATTAGACGTAGAAAAAGATGCTATGGATGATTTGGATTTTATAAGAATGGAATCAGAAGCTACAACTTTAGCTTTACAGATGGATATAAATGATTTAGAGGCTATTGCTAGAGCTGTGTTTAGAAGCGCTGTAAACAATATGCGCTCGTCAGAAATAAGACGAGACATGGTTATATATGCTAAAGATAACCCAGGAGAGTTTATAAAGTTAGCGAACGATGAAAACGTAAAGAATAGAAATATTGCAATTCGTTCTGTAGAAATGGGAATTTTGACTATATTGTCTGATAATCAAACAGTATGTTGGAACGATAAAGATAAAACAAAAATAATGTCAGCGCCTTTCGGAGAAAATGTATACTCTGCGTTGGCTAAGTTTTTTAAAACCGATGAAGGAGTGGAAGTCCTTCAAGGAATATCCAATAAATTGTAAGTTTTTTTTTCATATTTTTTTTGTTTTGTTAGATGAAGCCCCCGTAAAAAAGGGGCTTTTCTTTTTTGTATTTTTGTGTAAAAGATACGCAATGATAAATTTCATTAGAAATGTTGTGATGTTTATTCTAAACAAAGAGAATAGAGGGTACTTAACTCCTATTCAATTCAACTCTTACGTAAAGCTCGCACAGCAAACAGTATTCGATGGAATGTTCAAGCAATACAGAAAATTTTCTGTAAACAAGAACAACAGAATGGCTGCCATGGACTTTGGCGATGACAAGAAAAAACTTAGAGAAGACATTGACAGGTTTGTTAAAGAGGAACAGCTACAGGAGTTAGATGGTTATTTTATGATGCCAGTGGACTGCTATTATACTTTACAACTTATTTACGACAACAACATAGAAATAGAAGAAGCGGAAAAACATAAAATACTTACATACTTAACTAAGTCTACCCTTGCATCTCCAAGCAGATGTTATCCTATGTATGCAAAGTATTATGACAAATATTTAATAAAGCCTGAAACTATTATAGATTGTGTAACTGCTGTATACGTTAGGAAATTAAAAGACCCAAAATGGACGTATCAAACTATAGCAAGAAATCCTGTTTTCAATCCTTCTGATGTTTCATATCAAGACATTGAATTACAAGAAGACTATGCAAACGATATAATTGCTGAGATTTTAAAGTTAGCTGGATTACAACTACAAGATAACCAAATACTGCAAGCTTCACTTGCTTACGAACAAAACACAATGGCAAAAGAAAATTAATGTATAATGGCAATCACACAACAACAATATTACGCAAATGACGCTTTATGGGGCGGAACACAATACACTAAGCTAGAAGATATAATAAATAACTTCTATGCATTCTATGTTGGTGATGGTAAAGTTATAGATACTGCTAAAAGGTATGATGTTGTATTTCATGCAAAGCGAGCTCTCCAAGAGCTACATTACGATGCACTAAAAGAAATAAGAGCTGTAGAAATAGAGGTGCCCCCTCAACTACAAATGATTTTGCCAAAAGATTTCGTAAGTCTAGTAAGGCTTTCTTGGATTGACACTAAGGGGAGATTTCATCCTATTACAGAAAACAGAGACACAGCTATTGGTGTAGCTTACCTACAAAATGATGATGCTACATATTCATATCAGTTTGACGCTGAAGGCAACATAGAGGTAGGTAGCACTATAAGCCGTGAACGTGCAAAAACTGTACAACCAGAAGACCAAGACTCTACATCTTTATTAGACGAAATGTATGGTGGTCGTTTTGGTATGATAACAAATAAGGCAAACATAAATGGAACTTACAACATCAGTAAACACCTTGGCACAATAGAATTTAGTACAGAGCTTACAGACAAGCTCGTAATGATTGAATATGTTACTGACGGGCTCACAGACCTTGATGATAGTGAAATACAGGTCCATAAGTTTGCAGAAAACTATGTTTTCAAACAAATTGCTTACTCTATATTATCCACTAAGTTCGGGGTTCAAGAATACATTGTCAGAAGATTTCAAAAAGAAGCGTTTGCTGCATTAAAAAACGCAAGAATAAGATTGAACGATGTCAACCCTGTTGACCTTGTAAAAGCGATGAAAGGTCGAAACAAGTGGATTAAATAATGAGATTAAGAAATACTTTTATTGGCGGCAAAATGAACAAAGACGTAGACGAGCGTCTTGTTCCAGATGGTCAGTATAGAGATGCTGAGAACATCAAAGTTGCTATGTCTAATAGTTCTGACGTTGGCGCCTTAGAAAATGTGCTGTCAAATCAACAAAAATCTTTTTTAAATACAGGAGATAATGCTGAAACAATAGGTAGTGCAGCTGTCGAATACACTAATTGCGTTTATTGGTTTGTAAAGTCTGACACATCTAGCGCTGTTTATGAATACAATATTACTACTGATTTGCAAAGAATAATATTGCTAGACACCAGAACAGGTTCAGACAATGTATTAAATTTTACTAAAGAAAATAGAATAAACAATGTAGACACTGTAGTTGACACTGATAACGGTAAGATATTTATATTCTGGACAGATGGACTTAATCCTCCTAGAAAAATAGAAATAGATAGAGCAGCTGGATATGGAGAAAATAATTTTACAGATGAAGACATTAGTGTTATTGTAAAACCTCCACTGCATAGACCTACGTTTACTTTGTCTGCAACAAACACAGCTGACGAAAATTACATCAAAGACAAATTTTTGCAGTTTTCATATAGATATAAATACGTAGACAATCAATATTCAGCTATATCTCCATTTAGCAATCCTGCATTCGAACCCTATCCTTTTAAATATAACTACGGACTAAATAGCAATGAGTCATTTGTTAATAGGTATAATGTTGTAAACCTAACAGTAAACTCAGGAAGCCACCTAGTTAAAGAAGTTGAAGTTTTATATAAAGAAGCTGGTAAAACAAATTTATATGTTGTAGAATCATACAACAAAGAAAAGAAAACTTGGGATGACAATACTGATTATGTAGTTACATTCCAAAACAAAAAGATAAGCAAGATACTTCCAGAGAGTCAAATTAAAAGAATATTTGATGCTGTGCCAAGAAAAGCTTTTTCACAAACATTTATTGGTAATAGATTGATTTATGGAAATTACACAGAAAACTGGAATCTTATTGATGAGGTAGGCGGTGAAATAAAACCTGACTTTACTGCTTCTGTTTTAACAAATGAATTTGCTACTGCACCATACACAACCATGAAGTCTGGTAGAGACTACGAAGTTGGTATAGTGTATTTAGATGATTATGGCAGAACTACAACAGTTCTTACCTCTGATGGAAATAGTGTTTTTGTACCAAACGAAAATTCATTATATCAATCTAAACTGCAAGTTGAGATAAGAAGCAAAGCTCCTGTATGGGCAAAGTATTTTAGATTTTTTGTCAAAGAAAGCAAACTGCCATACGACATAGTTATTCCTACAAGATTTTATGTTGATGGAGCTTATGTGTGGATAGAATTAACTGGTAGTGACGTTAACAAAGTAGAAAAAGGAACACGTTTAGTAGTAAAAGCAGACACTTCTGGACCTGTAAAAGGATATGTAGAAACAGAAGTCTTAGACCTACAAACACAAACAGTAAACTTTTTAGAGCCTGACCCAACAGTAGCAGAGCTAGAACAAAAAGCAGGATTGTATTATAAGATAAGACCAAAAGGGTTTACTTTCAATAATAATGCAGTAGAAATATATGAGTTTGAATCAAATCACAGCACAAGAGATAGAAGGGAAGATATGATAGACAGGGGCGATAAGCTTCAATATTTTAGCGACCCAATACCTTATCTATCTGAATCAACTACACTTGCTGGGAACTCATTATCTAGGTCAGGAACTAATATAGCTCCGAGAGATATTAGATATAAAATAATAATAGATGCCGTAGGAGATGGCATTACAACTTACGATGAGTTTAGAGTTGAATATGAAGACAACGGAGTTGCTTACGCTCAACCAGCTGTAACAATTACAGGAAGTAGTCAAACTATAACTAACGGGCTTAGTGTAAACTTTAGCTCTCGTTCTGGTCACACTGTTGGTGATTATTGGATGATTAGTGGTTATGGTAAAGAGCCTTTGAACTTTGGGAATCGTGACAGGTCTCATGCTTTGTTTAGAGGAGAACCTGGCAATGAAGTTATTGAGGCAGGGTCAATAGTAGAAATAGAATATATCGAATCACAAAAAGCTGGTGACGGATATAGCAATAGTTTTACAGAATCATACACTTCAAGCAGTAAATATGCAAACTTAGAAGAGTGGTATTACGGAGAAAACCTTTCTGGATTTGGTCCAGGAGTAACAGATGCCCAAGTATTTTTTAGGCATGTTAACTTGACTCCAAATCACGGAGGTGAAGGGGATACTGCTTACAAAGTGCAGGTACAGCAAAACGGAACTATGTGTATGATAATCCAAAGTAAACAAAGACAATGGAATGAGAGAAATGCAAGGTCGAGAGTTTACACAACGGGATTATTAGAAATTAAGACATCAGATAGTTTACCTATTTTTGAAACTAAAGGAATAGAAAAAGATTCAGATATATTTTTTGAAGTTGGAGACACTTATGAGTTATCAGAGAATGACACTTTTCATGTTGGTAAAGCAGGTGATGTTCCTCAATCTTTTACTTCTCCTGCTGTAATTACAATAGACGCACATAACGCATGGGCTTGGGGTAATGGATATGAGTCAATAAAAATTAAAGACTTATTCAATAATCCAACATTTACTTTTGACACAAGACCAAGCACGTTTATAGAAAGCTATAGAGAAAATAACAGAGTAGCTTCTTTAACTTACTCTGGTGTTTACGAGCAAAGCACAAATTTTAATGCCTTAAATGAATTTAATTTATCTACGGCAAACTTTAAAGATATAGATGACGCTTTAGGTAGTATACAAAAAATAGTATCACGAGATAATGATATTGTTGTGTTTCAAGAAAACAAAATATCTAAACTCCTCTTTAATAAAAATATTATATTCAACACTGACGGTTCAGGTAATATATCACAAACTAAAAATGTATTAGGAACTATAACTCCTTATACAGGAGAATTTGGTGTTGGACTAAATCCTGAAAGTGTTTGTAAATATGGAAACGTAATATATTTTGCAGATACAAGTAGAGGTTTTGTGTTTAGACTATCTAACGATGGACTAACTCAAATATCACAGTATGGCATGGCAAACTATTTTAGAAGCGAATTGCCTGTGCGTGATTTAAACAAGACTTTAGGTGGATACAATCCAAGAGACGGAGAGTATATTTTGTCTTTACAAGGAGGAACAGAGTCTACAGACACTTTATTGTGGGTTGGAGATGAATATACATGTGAACAAACATTCGTTGATGATGTAGTAGAATGGAGAGGTAGCGATGCTGTATGTCTTGTTTCTTGTTATGGAGAGTGGAAGCCATCTGACATAGTAAGTGACGGTCAAGATTGGAGAATAGACGAATATTATTGTGAGCAAGAAGAGCAAAGACCAACACCTGCTCCAATTCCTACGCCAGCTCCAGCACCTACACCAGTACCTGTTGTTGTGCCTTCGCCATCGCCAGTACCAGTGCCTACACCAGTGCCAGTTGTAGCTCCTAACCCAACACCTTCACCAGCACCGACACCAGCGCCTGTAGCTGACTTACCACCATCGCCAACACCTAGTCCTACTCCGTCACCTACGCCAGCACCCGTGGTAATTCCAACGCCTAGTCCTACGCCTAGTCCTACGCCTGCGCCAGCGCCTACACCTACACCAACACCTGCGCCAGCAAGCCCAACAGCATTTAGGTTAAACCCATGTAACCCGTTTGGTAGTTATGGTAAGAAAATAGCATTTGACTCTGGTCTGTATGTCGGAGCTGTGGTTACAATAGAAGATGGAAACTGTTATGCGGTTAGTGCTGCTATCACTGATACTGCTAATTCTACGGTATCTCAGATTTTCTTAAATTGTTATAATTGTACTAATGGAATATTTTAAATGAGTAATACAGGAACAAAAATAGTGACAAGATTAAGACTGTTTAAAGACGGTTTAGCAACTAGCAAGACAAAAGCAAATGTTGAGGGAGATAAATATTATGTTGCTCCATTTGAAGACTTGGTAGATTGCAACCCTCTTGGACCACCTGCACCTGTACCTACTCCTACTCCTGCGCCAGTTGCTGTACCAGCTACACCACCTGCACCTACACCTATTCCAATAGCAGTGCCTACGCCTTCGCCTACG